ATCAGAACTTTCTCCGTAACCACATGGATCAAATAAAATTACATCTATACCAGCACTAAGGAAATAATCTATGTGAGTGTGACCATCTGGTAGTTTAAAATCCCAGAATGCACGTGGTGATAAACTTTGTCCAGGTAACAGAAATAATAGATGTTTATTTTGTTCTAGACTAACTTCTGTTGTAACCATGTTAAAACCTCATTATCATTAAAATACTTACCCTCAAAACATTTAACAGGGATTACATTCCCTGCAGTAGAAGTTAAAAACATTGCATCACAATCTTCAACAAAAGATGGCGATATGTCGCCATACTCAAACCATACACCTTCTCTGTCACAAGTAGACTTAACCAAATCCATAACAGTACCCTTTAGACAATTATGTCTTGGTGCATATACAAAATTTTCTTTAATAACACCAACATTGAATCCTGGTCCTTCAGTTAGATAACCTTTATCATCAAGAAGAACTGCAGTATCAAAGCCACGATCAATTGCTTCCCACTGCGCAAGGTTCAAATCATTCCAAGAAAAGTTCTTCATTGTCTGATCAATTGATGTATTTCTCTTTTGTTTTGATAAACAAACTGTAGCAGAGTTGTCTTTGTTGAACCCATAGTATGGTTTGACATATATGAATATATTTGGTTCGCAGTTAGCCAGATCTCTTGGGTTCCCAGAAGATGGTATACCTCTCGTCAAACCAATCCAAACTAAAAGATCGTCTACTGGTGTCATTGATATTAAAGTCTGTATGACAATCTCAATATCATTATCAGAATAATTAACAGGGATTCTCCATCCCTTAGAACTACGAATGAATCTACTTAGGTGTGCATCAAAGTTTTCAATCTGATTGTTTTTAACTGCAAGAACATCATAAGTAGCATCACAATGAATTAATCCAAGATCTAAAACAGAAACATTTAGATCTTTAACTTTACAGTACTTACCATTTTTCCATGCTGGGTAATCAAGTATGTGCATTCATTATTCCTATAACTTCTTTTGCCAATTCAAATCTAGCAGGTTCTATCATTATGTAATGAGATGAGTGTCTGATAACAGTTTTGTTGACTTTACCCAACGCTCTTAAATACATACCATGCGTTGCCAGATTGTTATTCTTATCACCATACTCACTAAAAATTAAAAATGTTTTTGGTTTATAGGGATTTATAATCAACTTCTCAGGGATATCTTTCAACTTTTCATTTTTAGTAGCCAGATCTCTCTCGAAAAATTGTTGCGCTGTCTCTTTATCCTGAATATAATTCAATCCAGCATTACCACCTAGCGAGTTAGCATCTAAGAGAATTATACCTTTTGTATTTTTCTGTGCAGTGGCTACAGCAAGTAAGCAACCAAAACTATACCCCATGATAAAGTCTACTTCTGGAGTAATTTTATTTACATCTTCAACTAAACTCTCATATGTGTCACTCAACTCATAATCTACAGAGATAGTTTCAACACCTGCTTTAAATAACAGCTGTTGAAAGTTATGTTCTGTGAATGCAGAGTTGAACATGGTGTCATACTTCCATGTGACACCCATCAAATATAAAAGTCTATGTTTATGGTTGTTGGGGGTTTTTCTGTTGATTAACACTTGTTACCTTTTCATACAACTCAACAAAATCTTCATGATCGGCAACTTCTTGGTGCAGACTTTGTTTGTGAAAAGTCTTGGCAATTTTAGAAATGATTTTCTTTGGAATCTGTAAATTGTCAGATTGTGCTTTTACAATATCTTTAATTAAATCACGTTCTGCTTCAGTTCGTGTCATTGAATTACTAATTTCACGAATGGCATTCTGCAGGTCTTTTTTTTGTTCAGGTGTCAATACATAATTCATTCTTTATCCTTTTTCATATCAATAGTTTTCGAAAAGAAAATGCTGAGCAACACTGCTGCTGACCAAGTTTCAATTGTATATGGGATTGCTAATACAGGGAATAATGTGTTGAATGCCCAAATGTATAAAAGTGGAAACAATAGTGCTAAAATAATGATAACCACTAAACCAACTCCAACACCAAATACTGTTATAATTGTATTCATAATGAGCACTCCACTTTAATCACGGAGTCCCAACGGAATGATCTCCATTCTTCTTTTTCTGTATCGAAAACCCGTACTGCGGATCCAGAAGTCTGGCTACTGTTGCTGCTCGTTTCCTTTGGAGTCTTGTCTGCAGGTATTCTTCCTGCGGAGAGAGTGCAGAACATTTTCCTTTCTGTGCCATCTTTTTTGGTAAAAGTAATGCACAGATCTTTTGCGTGCTCATCGCATAGTAATCCATATGTCCACTCTTTGAATTTTTCAAATTCTTGTTCATCCTTGAACACTGTCTTCTTTGTCATTATCAAATCTCACTTTTAATTCATCAATTAATGGTTGAAAAAAATCTTTAAATTCTTTCGTAGAATAAAACGTGGTATGGTAACTATTTGTTAGCTCTTTACCTGATTTGTCGAAAGAAATTTGTTTGATGGTAAATTCAACAATATCATACGAATGCGATTTAACTACAACTGCTCTTTGCAAATCGGGTTTATTAATTTCAATATTGATATTCATAACCACCTTTCTTATGTTTGGGTTGGCGAGTGTACTTAATCTTGGACTCAACAGTACGCATACGATACTTTGGTGTCCTCAAATCTTTAGCAACAAGATTTCTAGGTTTAATTGAATTATACACTACTTTCATTTTAATGTCAACTTATTTTATTATTGCAGTCTATAGATAACTCCAAATACATAAACTGCCAACAAACCAGCATTGACTACAATAAGACTTTTCTCTTTCATTCTTATTGCAGCAAATAACCATGTCAAAGCACCAGCATTAAACAAATACACATTTAATGGATCTAATGCCAGAGAAGTTGCAACTGCGCCAGCAATAGTTAACGCAGTTCCCAACCATTTCAAAATTTCTGTCATTTAATTTCCTCAACAGTTACACGATACGACTTGCCATTTTTATCAATAACAGAAATTGTTTTCTTAGTAGAAAGGAATGCACCAGTGTTCTCGTCAAGATCCCAACGAATCTTACCTACATTATCAATGTAAGTTCTCCAATTACCAGAAGCATCTTTCTTCATCGCTTCGCTAATCACTTTAGCGATATAATCACAATATGCTAACATAACAACTCCTTAAAAATTCATGCGTGTTTCTTTGGCATAGTTGGCACACGCAAACAATCAGGTGCTGTTTAGGTTGTTTAAAGTCTACCAAGGATATTCCTCCACAAAGACTATTTTTAATCGTAATCCTTTTTACCACCAAACTGCTCATTATATTCGTAGCCCATAAAGTAAGCACGCATCTCAGCAATACTCATATCTTTGGATTCGATACGCTTACCACGATATGTTCCTTCAGGATACCAATGTGGTTCCTGCGGACGACTATACCAGCTATCAGCAGCACCACGATCAAAGGGACTACCATGACTGCGATCAAAAACTTGACCCCGATATTCAATTGTATTCATTTCATTTCTCCATAATAAATTGCATCTTGATTTGCTGCATCCTCAGCATACTGCATGAACTCATACTGTTTTTGCAGCTCCAAATTTTCCAGTTCTTCAATTTCTTCTGGGGTGAGTTTATTTAGATCAATCATTGTTGCTCCAACTTTTTAGAACCGAAATACATCAACGTAAGACCAGTTGCTGCAACAGCTAGCACGTAAAACAATTCCACATCACTAGCACTATCAACACCACCAGCAGCACCAAAAACTAACATTAAACCTAAAACAAATCTAATCATGATTACCTCGTCAAGTTGATCACACGACCAGCATATTCCATGAAACTAACTTCATGGGGTACGAAAACAATTTTACCAACACGAGAATGCTTACCTTTCTTTTGAATCTCGCCACCGAACACATCTTTGGTAGCAGTGATTTTGTAAGCAAAGTATCCTTGCTCAGTGTTCTTAACTTGCTCAACGATACCTTCAACGAAACAGTCTTCACGACCAACCATCGGTTTGAAATCATAAGCACGGATATAATCACCAACTTTTACATCAATCATTTTGTTTCCTTTTTCAATCATCATAAGACTATTATACATCAGATCTGAATTATTGTAAACCCCCAGTTTTGCAAATTTGCAACGAAAAACCCCTCTACCAGAGAGGGGTTAGAAAGACCCTACAAACTGTAGGGTTATTTTAAGACTAAATTTGGGGTTTTACAGACTGTATCAACGCTACCTGCTAGGCGATACGGAAGAAACCATACTTGTAGAAAATACCAAACCCAAAGATCTATTGGGTGTATCATGCTTTTAATTCGCCACGCTCGATTAAAATCTTTTTATTAGCCTGATGTTCTGCTTGAGTCAGCTCTTTATTCTCACCTTTGTATGGAACCGCATAATTATTTTTGATTAGCCAATCATTGACACGAGTTCCATCTTCAAGAATAAAAATACCAAGGATTCTACCGAACTTGTCGTCATTACTATCAGGTTTTTGTGTTTCAATAATCACATAAGAACCAACAGGTAATTTTTCTGCTAATTTCTTTTTGGAAAGTTGACCACGAACTTTTTCTTCTGTGTTTGTAGTTCTTGATTCTGGTGTATCAATACCTGCCATGCGAACACGTTGGTTGGCTAGAACAATATTAAATCCTAAATCTAAATCAATATCAACTGTGTCTCCATCTAACACCTTTAATATTTTGGCTCTGTATTGATACATACTTTATTCCTTTTTAGCAAATTTTTCAGATGCAGTAAAACCCAATCCAGCAACAACGATGTATATCATAGACTCGAATAAAGCAGGTGTAACTTTATAACCGAATATGTCTGCGATCATTGCAAATGCGCAAACTAAAAATGCTAACAGGGTTATTACTCGTTTGCTTGAGACAGAACCATTGATTCCGTCTGATAACATACTATTAAACCAATTCATTATTAATCGTTTCTAGTATTTCTGTTTATTGGATCTCCAGGTTCCAAACCAAAGTTTGGTGCTGGCATCGATGGCATACCCATTGGTGCTGGCATACCACCCATTCCGATTGGTCTTGGTGGCATTCCTGGTGTTGGTAAAGATGGAGGAGGTGTTGAAGGTTTATTCCATCCACCAGTAGCTGCTTCTAATGCTTTCTTTTGTGCATCTTTATCACCACCTGCTAACATGATACCAGATAAGGTTCCAGTTAAGAATGTAGCGATAGGGATAATCAACTCAAAAAACTTTTGATCGATTGGAGAGATCGCATTCAATGGTTGTGTAACGAAAATAATTGAGTATAAAACTACAAACACAATACCTGTTAGAGTAAGTGCTAAGCAGATACCAATGAAGAAACGAAGACGAGCCATAAGCTGATCTTCTGTATAGATGAATACTTCTTGGCTAGACATTTCTGGCTTATCGTCTACTTTTTCTAATCTTTCTCTATTTAAAAAGTTCATTTGCAATTCACTCCTGTAGCTGGTGTTGGTGTTTTTGTGGTTTCTGTTTCACTAGGAGGTCCAAGACGTGGATCTCTTTGTCCTTTAAAAACGTGCTCTGGACAAGTTCTAGTTACATCACACAATGGCTTTTGACATATTTCTTTATCCCAGTTTTTAGGATCTTGGCACGGATATCTAAAAGAATCGCCACCCACGATAGCCAAACCCAATGGTAAGAATATAATTAAAGCCAACCACTTAAACAATTTTTTATCATTCATTTTGTATCCCGAGGACATGTTATTATCCTATTTATTATTATTTGCCTGCCAGTGGGTTGTCTAGAGCTTTTTGAATCTTAAGATCGATCTCTTTGCGCAGTTGGCGAACATCCTGTTCTGTCTCACGAGATAGTTGTTTTCCATCACGTTCAACCTGCTCGACTACCTTTTCCAATCTACGGATATCAGTTTTCAGATCGTTCTTAATATCTTGGGTGTATTGGACTGATTTCTCAGCTTTTTCAACAACCACTTCTAGTTTCTTCTCAATCTCAGTTAAATCTGGGGTTACATAATTTGCAATCTTTTTCTGCATGTCCTGATAAGATTTGTAAACTTCAAATGCTCCATACAATCCACCAAGTATTGATGAGACGATAGTGAATGCTACCATCAGTTTAGCTGGTGTAAACTCGTAACCACCGATACTGATAACAGTATCTTTACTGGCATATTTCTTTATAGCAGCTTCTGCTTCGTCAATCTTTTTGTTGACATCTTTAATTTCTTCTGACATTTTACTTCCTTTTTATCTTTGATGAATAAGTGTTTTCTTGTACTACATTATTTTTAAGATGTTGCTTTAATAACAAAACATATTCACGCAATTCAACCACTAGATATACTGCATAAGCAGCAATACCAATTGCTATTATAGAAATGAAATATGCAATCCACTCTGGTTGAAAATATGGGTTCATTAATTTCCTCTATTATACTGTGAATCAACCATTTGATTGTGTAATGCGTCTGACCCTGTCATAAATCTTCTTCCTGCAGGGTTATCAATATTTCTCTGGTTGTTATAAATTGTAAATGGTTTATAACCAACTCCGTCTGGAATAATCATTTTATTATAAGAATCAAATCCAGGAGTATATCCCATGGCAGCTATCACAACATTTTGAACTGCTATCTGTTGTTCCATTGATGCTGCTTTCCCAATATTACTTGCTAAATTTTTACCAGACTCAACTGCAGCTGCTCTCGCTGCAGCTACTCTTCTTTCTTGTAGTTCTTGTCTGACAGTTTTTGGTTGGTCTTTCTTATCTTCTGTCGCTGACGACGTAGTCGTTGTGCTTGTCGAAGACGAAGAACTTGTATTAGTAGTGGAAGCATCTTTTTTCTCCTCCTTCTTCTCTTGTGCTACTACAACAGTTGTAACTGCGCTGGTAGTTGATGTAGTTGTGTTGGATTGAACTAAAGGAACTGTTGCTGTAGCTGCTTGCGCAGGACTAGCAGAGGTTGCTGTAGTTGTAACTGCAGTATTCACTACTGGATCAGAAACTACAGCTACTGTCGTTGATCCAGAAGTTGATGTTGGCTGCGCAATAGTATTGGTTGTTGTAGTGCTTGTAGTATTAGATGCTTGTCTTAATGCTTGCTGGGTAGCATATGCTTCTGCATAATTTGGGCATCTCGTTGAATATAAGCCACTTAAAGAACACTGCTGATTAAAATATGCTTCTGCATAATTTGGGCATCTCGTTGAATATAAGCCACTTAAAGAACACTGCTGATTAAAATATGCTTGCTCATATCCTTCACAAGTTGTTGAATATAGTGGATTAACTGAACATTGATACGCCAGATATGCTTGAGCATATCCTGGACAATTTTCATTATACAAAGGATTCAATGTGCATTGTTGAGTGAAGTATGCTGCTGCATATCCAGGACATGATGGATTATATAATGCACTAATCGTACACTGTTGTGATAGATAAGCTGCTGCATATCCAGGACATGATGGATTATATAGTGGATTAATTGTGCATTGGTCAACACCTTGTCCTGTTCCACCCAATGCTTGCCAACTAAAAATGTTAGCAGATCCAGGAGTGATATTTAATCCTTGTCCATGATAGTGTTGATAATATTCTCCATTAGCAAGATTACCAGCCATACCAGATGTGACAGCATTCCAACTCACCATTGCACCAGCAATACGAGTATCAATTAAACCAGATGAATTGATTTTAATTTCAAAACTGTTACCACCTTGTGAAGAACAACACTGACTTAAATTATACCAACCATAAGTCATCTCATTTGTGCCACGTAGATAATATTGGTTTGCTCCATTCCACGAATATAAGTCAGTATGTAGACCATAGATCGTATAGTTATATCTTGGATCAGTAGTTCTAGTTAAATCAACACCAGAACAACATCCACCCCACAGTCCTGATGTTTGTGGATTTTGAAATGTTACATAACCATTGGTTGCTGCCCATGATGTTGTGAAGTTCTGCCCATAAAATGGAAAAGTAAAACCCAGTGGGACTTCGTTAAACCAATCATCCCATGTAGTAATGTTTACTGCGTTGGGATTATTACGTATGTCTTGTAATGGTAGTGCATTAACTCCTGTTCCGACAGTGATGTTCAATCCAGGTGCACCTGGAATTGGGATGGTCACTATCTCTGCGTTACATACCGCAGAAAACAGGAGAAATAAGCTGCACAATAACTTTTTCATTACTTGACTGGATCTGCTGGTTTACTTAAATCAATTACTGGTGGTAATACAGCATAGTTACCTACTGCTTTTTTATCCACATTATCTAATACCCCACGAGTTTTCCACTCTTCTTTGGCTTTTTCGCCAATTTTACCATCGACTGGACATGGTGTTCCTGCAGCTAACATCGCTGCAAATACACGTTCGTCTTGACATAAAGTAGCAACTGCAGCTACTTTCATACCCATGTCATATAAGTTCTTCGAAAGTTTGATTCTTTCGCAATTCATATCTCTCATGGTTCCACCCATGGAGATACCAAGAATTTGTGTTTGTACTGCTCCTGATGCTGCAACTGCGCAAACATCATTGTTGATTGTTGTAATTGCTGGAGCCACTGCTGTTGGAGGTGGCGACTTTAATGTAGTGGTGCTATTGGAAGTAGACTCAGTGGTACTTCTACTAGTCGAGTCAGTAACAATGGGCTGAGCCATTGCTGAAAACGAAAACATGACAAAAAGCACCGCTGTAGCGATGTTTTTGTTCATTTTTAAACCTTTTTTGTTATTTTAAATTCGCATAACAAAAATAAGTCTCACCTAATATATTTAGGCAATTTACCTTATCTAAGTGGCATTCTTGGAGGTTTTTCTGGAGGTAATTCTATTTGAATACTATCAGAAACTTCTACATTGGTATCAAGATGTATACGCTTTTCACGTTGTCCAAACGTACCATACTCTTCTACTGCTGGAGTTGTTTCTGGTATAACAACATCTGGCTCTTTATTCATTTCAGCCATCTGTTCTGGCTCTAGTTCTTCTGGTTTCTTTCTACCAAAAAAGTCTTCAATAATCTTCTTAGAATCTACTGGTAATGGACTCTTTTTAAAGAACATATCAGACCATTTAGGTTTATCCTCTTCTGGTTCTTCTAATTGATTATTATCTTTTAATACTATTGGTTCTACAGTATTTGTATCGATAGAACTTGAAGCCATTGCTGGTTTTATGATTCCAGCATCTTTCTTCATTTGCCAGTTAGCAGCAACCAACATAAGAACTGCAAGAGGATCAAATACTATAACAATCATGATAATAACCCAACGGACTGCTTTTTCTAGCAGATCCGTTTCTGGATTATCACCGTAAAGTAATGCTGCTATGTATTTTATTGGTCCTACTTCTGCTTCGACTTTACGGACTTCGGCTGCGATTGGCGCACGCTCTTCTTGGAGCTTGGCGATCTTGGTTTGCGCTGTGCCGATTTCGGTGAGGAGTTTGTTTCTTTCTCCTTGCTGACCTCTACGGATGGCGATGGAGCGATCGGCTCCTGCTGCGTCTGTTGTTCTTGCGATGGTTTGATCAACTTGCTGATCGAGTTGAGTAATTGCTTTACGAGCTGCATTTATGTTCTCCTTTTCGGTTTTAATTTTCTCATCAATTAGTGCAAGTTTTGCTTGCACATCACCTGATGGGATTGCTTGGTCTAAGTGTGCTTTACTTAGGTATCCAAAAATTCCCATAGAAGTTAGTAGCATCAAAACAATCACTGCAAATGTGAAATATGACTTCATCAAAATTGGAATTTCTTTCCAAGTTCGATAAAGCCATGATGCTACAACGAGTTTCGATGCTTCTAGCAACGAACCCATAATAAAAATTGGAATGGCAGCTGCAGCGAAAATTGCAACTAATCCCATGATGGAGTAGTAAGCAGCAACTGCTGATAAAGATAGTGCGGTAATGAATAGTAAGTACTTCATAGTTTGTGTAGTATGTGTGATTTATGGACTCTCACTGAGATTTGTCCATTGTAATATTCTTCTGTCTCCAAAACTTTTCTTGAAAACTGCTCCCTTGCTTCAATGTATGAACACTCTGCCTTCGATTTACAAAAATATAGAATTTCTCGTGTGAAAGATTCCTTGCCTAACCTTTCAATATCTTTGTTTAATTCAATGCTAGACCCATAGTATGTTAGCCAATCAGAATCAATCCTAGAACGAATCTTCTTCTTTTTCTTTGTTCCATTTTTTAACTTAACTGTTTTGTAAGTTGTCTTTGCGAACTTGGCTAATTTTTTACCTACGTATTTTTTGTTGTTGGTATTGTTCGTGATTAAATAAACAAATCCAACACAATCCTCAGGTAAATTTTCTACTACTTTGTTTTGGTAATACCACATTATTCTTCATCGTCTAGATCCTCCTCTTCATAGATGTCAGCAGAACAAACTGGGCAATATACCACATCTTCTGTTGAATGGTCATCTCCTTTGAGAACGATCTTTCCTCGTGCTCCACATGATTCACATTCAAAATATTTAGTCGACATTTTTGACCCTTGCTAATCCTAATGTATTAAAAACCTTAAACCACATCCATCCAATATCAAATTCCCACCATTTTCTACTTAATTTTGGGTTTGCTGGCTCTGCGTGATGGTTATTATGAAACTCTTCTCCCCCAATAATTATACCGAAAAAAGAAATATTTTTCGATCGATCTTTAGTATTGGTGTTTCTGTATCCCCACCAATGACCTAAACCATTTATAACACCTGCAGCCCAGAAAGGTATCCATATCATTTGAATACCCCATAGTAATAAACCAATCCAACCAAATACAATCAGGTTGAACACAAGGAGAATGCCAATGCCAAGTCTGGAGTGAGAACTGTATAGGTTGTGCTCAATCCAATCATCAGGAGTACCAACACCATATGAATCAACCATATTTTTATCTTTTGATGCTTCATGGTATAATAACGCTCCTCCAAATAAAACATGCATAATTCCATATACATGTGGTGAATGTGGATCTCCAGGTTTCTCGCACATCTGATGGTGTTTACGATGAACAGCAACCCATTGCTTTGTTACCATACCTGTTGTTAACCAAAGCCAAAATCTCATAAAATGAGATAGTGCTGGGTGAAACTCTATACCTCTATGGGTTTGTCCTCTATGCAGGTAAAGTGTAACGCACACTATAGTAATGTGCGTTGTTATTAACAGGTAAAGTAATTCTATCATTAAGCTGCTTTACCCCAAACATCATCCCAACTTCCTGATAAAGCACCTTTAGCATAATCAGTAACACGATTTTCAAAGAAATTACCATGTACTGGAGCATTAATCATTTCCTCAACCCATGGTAGTGGATTCTTTTTAACTTTGAATATCCCTTTCATACCCATTGAAATTAGGCGACGATCAGCAATATAGCGAATATACTGTTTAACTTCTTCTGGTTCCAAGTCACGCATATGTGACCCAGCGAATGATAAATCAATAAACTTGTCTTCGAGTGCAACCATTTTTTCAGCAATAGTATATATCTTTGATTTTAATTCATCATTCCAGATTTCTGGGTTCTCTTTAATATATTCTTTGAATAATTTTATCATTGATTCTGCATGCATGGTTTCATCAACGATTGACCATGTAATAATCTGACCCATACCTTTCATCAAACCATGACGTGGGAAATTCAATAACATAATGAAAGAACTAAACAACTGCATACCCTCAGTAAATGCAGAGAATACAGCGATGTGAGTAGCAGTAGATTCTAATGTTCCATTCTTTGAACTGAGTTGAAGAACATAATCGTGTTTATCTTTCATCTCTTGGTATTCAAGAAACTCATTGTATGTTGATTCTGGCATACCTAGTGTTTCAATCAAATGTGAATATGCAGCGATGTGTAATGATTCACGTGCTGCAAAACCAGAAAGCATCATGCGGATTTCTGGTTGTGGAAAATATGGTAGATAGTTCTTAACATAACCACCTGCCACATCGATATCACCTTGCGTAAAGAAACGAAAGATGTTAGTAAGAAACTGTTTTTCTTCTTTAGTTAATTTTTTCTTCCAATCTTTAACATCTTCTGCCATTGGAACTTCAGTATGTAACCAATGTGCTTGCTCATGCTTTAGCCATGCTTCATATGCCCATGGATAGTTAAATGGTTTAAAATAATTCCTTTCATCTGTCATCTTATTATTCTTTTTAATCATCCTAGTCCTCGTCTAATATTAGTTCTATTGCTTTAATTTCTTTATTCCATTTAGCTGCAACCACTTCACGATAACCATTTTTAGTCATTACCATCGTTGCCATGTGTATTGTGTTTTTAGGTCCAACGCCACTGTTTTTATCCGTATTATCCATCCAAATAGTTTTTATTTTCCAGAATAATTCGTATGCGTCCATGTTATCCCTCGCATGCTAAGCAAGCACCATCGTCAGCTGATGCCAGTGCTGTTAAATCAATTTCCTTAATAACTTCTCGCTCGATACGTTTAGCAACTTTATCTGCCTTAGCGATCTTATCTGAACGACAATAATACATTGTCTTTAATCCCTGCTTCCATGCTTGGAAGTGAACCGCATGGATGTATTTGATATGACTGTCTGGACGGAAGAATACGTTTAGTGATTGGGCTTGATCAATATATTCTTGACGATCTGCAGCATGTTGAACAACCCAACGCTGATCAATCTCCATTGAAGTTTTAAATACTTCCTTGGTCCACTCATCCATCCATTCCAAATGCTGAACGGATCCATCATTTGCGATAATGCTGGACCAAACTTCGTCAACCCAACCATCCTTATGATTCTCAGCTTCTTTCTGAATAATTTTATCCAGATAGCGATTTTTATTTAGGTGAGAACCCGAAAGAGTATCCTGCCTATAAGCATTGGCACGATAAGGTTCAATGCTAGGACTAGTATTGCCCATGAGAATGGAAGAAGAAGCATTGGGAGCGATAGCCATAAGATGACTAAAGCGATTACCAGTACCCTGCGCATCAGGTGCTTCACCTCGTTCAGATCCCAGTTCTTTATTTGCAACATCTAATTTCTCTCTAATATGTTTAAATATTTTCTTATTTCTTCCAACTGCCATTGGGTTTTCCCATGGCAAATTATTTTTCTGTAAGTAAGCATGCCATCCTAACGCACCAATGCCAATACTGCGTTCACGAGTGGCTGAGTACTTTGCACGTTTAATGGCGGAAGGTGCATTAGAAATAAAATACTCAAGAACATTGTCAAGCATTTCTGCAGTATCACGAAGGAATAAAGGATCGTCTTTCCACTCATCATAGTACTCCAAGTTTAATGAAGACAAACAACAAACAGCAGTTCTCTTCTCGTTAGTTGGTAGAATGATTTCTGAACAAAGGTTTGATTGATTAATCTTTAATCCCTTATCCTTCAACCATTGCGGTAGATGTTTATTTGAAGTGTCAATAAAATGCAGATATGGCTCGCCAGTAGTCATGCGAAGTTCCAAAACTTTCTGCCATAGTTCTTTAGCAGAAACAGTTTCACGAATTTCCTTTGAATGTGGGTCAATAAGATTCCAAGAATCATCTGCTTCTGGATCTAACATACACTTCTCAATAATCTGCATAAAAGCATCAGGAATATTAATACCATGATGCATGTTCAGGGTTCTCAGATTCTGATCCCCTGTTGGTTTACGCATCTCTAAAAATGGGATAATGTCTGGATGATCAATAGACAAGTAAGCAGCATAAGAACCCCTGCGAGTGCGACCCTGCCTGTATGCCAGAGAACTGGAGTCATAGATCTTGAGGTGAGGCATGACACCAGTAGATTTATCGTCTGCTGAACGAATACCAAAACCGATACCAACACCACCACCAAGCATACTAAGCCAATTAGTTTCACTAAGATTATCAACTAGTCCCTCCGCTGTATCTTCAATATAGTTAAGAAAACATGATATAGGCAAGCCACGCTTGCTACGACCAAAAGAAAGAATGGGAGTAGAATAAGACAGCCAATGCTTACTGCTGTATTCATATAGTCTCTGCGCATGTTCTGCATTCGAACTGAATTGTTTTGATACAAATGCAAATCGTTCTTGTGGTGATTGCTCTTCATCCTTCATGTAACTTTCTTTTAATCTCATCAAACCCAATGCATCAAACAACTTATCTCGGCTGTAGTCAACCCTAATGCCATGCACGACACTTTCCATATGTAACTCCAAAATATTTTAATTATTCTTTATTTACAAAGTCTTCCATCATTGGGAAAACTTCAGCTATAACTTTCGCACACTCACGTGCTACTAACATGTGTTCTTTCTGTGTTCCGTTGGCACTGCGTAGTTCGATAAAGTGAACCCAACTACGCAAATTTCCATTCATGTATAAACGAGAAACAGTCATTCCTTCTGGGAGTACTGCTCTTGCTTGTTCTTTGGCTATTCCGTTATTAATAGCCCATTCATATGCATGTGTCACAGTTCGTAATACATCTTCTTGATGCCACTTCCATTCTTCAATCAGTTGTTGCTCTTTTAAATTCCAACCATTAATAGGAATTGAATTTTGTCTGTTCTTAGGATCTTGGAGACGTGCTTCTCTAAGAACGAAATCTAAATCTTTTGTTGGGTCTGCATACCTCTGACTGAATTCTTGAAATGAAAACGAACGATGTCGCAAAATTTGTCTTGCGATATCACGAGTAGTAGTTATCTCTAAACATGCAGAGACCATCTCAAGTGGTGACCAATGTTTATGATTTATAAGATAACGAATTAACTTCTCTGATGTTTCTGTGTTGAGTTGATTTGTTGGGTTTGATACTCTTGCGCAATACGCTATAAGTTCTTGAGCATCTGTTAAACCACTAAGATAAAGTTCTTGGGCTGGTTTCGAATAACTAACTAATTTAACTTTCAAATTCTTCTCCATGTTGCGAATCTCAATTTGGCACCTATGCCCGAAAACGTAAATGTATTTATCAATTTAACAATCTCATCTGTGGTCATTTTACCATGTAAAACCATATCGTTAATATCTTTTTGCATTACGGTTTCTGGCAGCATACAAACATTATAGCCCAGATCAATATATTTGTCAAGTTGCTTTACTATATCTTTATTGCGTGGCTCATTGTCCATCACGATCGTTGCATTAGTAAGTAGCTGGCGAACAGTGGGGGTATCAAAACTTGCTCCTGACACAGCAATTGCATTTGGTAAGAATAAAGAATCGATTGGTCCTTCAACCACGTATATGCGTTTGCTATAATCCAAGCGATCGAGTCCATATATTTTCTCCTGCGTTTCATCTACTTTAATTGTATAATACTTAGGTTCTTCACTACCGAATGCTCTGGCTTGATAAGCAAAACATTTACCAGCAGCAGTGAAGTAAGGAATGATGAGTCTTGGGTGTTCATCTACTATTGGCTCTTGAAACTTTGGAGTAACTGTATTAGTATACGCTTTAAATTTTGGAGCGAAGTAGAGAAGATTCCACTTATCCTCTGGTATTTGTCGGTCCTTTATATATTGAAGGACAGGATGCGTATCTAGTAATTTATCGATACGTGTTAGTGGCTCGAGAATATTATCTTCAAGCAATTCTTCTTTGGGAGTTTCTAAAACGACACTGGTATCAGCAATGTCTTTGTGGTCATTATATCTTGTTGCGCCACCTTTGTAGCGTTCAAGAACATATTCATCATAAAGTTTTGTATCGACATACTTAATTAAGTTACCAAGATTTGTACTATATCCACAATTATGACACTTAACAAGCAAGTCTGACTTAGCACGATAAATGTAACCACGTGCTTTAAGTTTGTTTTTGGAACTATCACCACAGACTGGGCAAGAATAATTCCAAAGGTAATCTTTTTTCTGTTTGAAATTTCTTAGACGTGATCCAAGAATGTTTGCAAACTTAACATCAATGTATAACATAATAACTCCACTAGAGTAACTATTTTACCCTAGTTCACAATTTAAAGCAAATTTATTTTACAATTCTTGTCAAAACATCGATATGCCCCAAAGCATATCCTAAAACTATTGCACCACCGACAATCATCCAACGCCATCTTTCTAGAACATCAACACGTTCTCTGACTTTATCCATTGCAGATTTTAAAGCAGTGTGTTGTTCCTTATCATTTTTTGCAAGTTCATCGATCTTTTCTTCAAATTTTTCAATAATCTCTCGGTTTCCAGTAGTTATGCGTGAATGTAACTCTTTGATGTCAATCTTTACTTCAGAGACATCTTCCTTAATGGCTTCTACTTGTGTTTCCAATTTGGCTACTCTCTCTTGGTCTATCATCTCGGACTCTTTGTTAGACGAAGTTGAAACAATTACAGGACTCATTTTACACTATCGAATATGATTTTTTGAGTCTTGTACCACTCAACCCAAGTATCAACTTTAATCTTACACTCTTGATACTGTGAGTAATTTTCTGTAACGACCTTTAAAACTTCAGATAGTTTTTCTGTATCTGGGACAGCTTTAAGGTCAGGACATGCTTCCATTATTTCCTTAGGAACTTCTGGAAATGTTCTTTTAACTGGAACTGTTGTAAATAGACATCCAGTTAAAAGAAAAGCTGCAGGTATTAGCAAAAGAGTTTTCATTTTTTATTTCCTGCTGCTTCATTTAAAAGTTTTATGGCTTGCGGATCAATCTTACATTCAGCATCAATTTTTTCTGCAACCTTAACAATCTTTTC